GCCGAGACTTGCGTCTCGTCCGACCTCACCCGGGCGTCTGATCTTTTGCCGATCGACTTGATCTCCGCAATTGTTGACGGCTTGGCGGCTTCGGGAAAGCTGTCCCAGTTCGAGGTTGAGACCCTGCGGACCCTTTCGGGCCCGCAGGAGATCAACTATCCGTCCCTCCCGGGCTCACCGACGATTTTGTCGGAGCGCGGGATACTAATGGGCCTGCCCACAACCTGGGCCTTGTTGTCGCTCATTCACCTNTTTTGGTGGAATGACGCAATAAGGTCCCATGCGTTGTCTGCGCGCCTGCCAATGAGTCTCGCGTTTTCCCGCAATATCTATTCGATATGCGGTGACGACGCGTTGTTCATTGGCGAGCGCGCGGTGGCAGTCTATTATTCCCGCTGCGTTGAGCAGTGTGGAGGGGCGGTGTCGCCCGGTAAGCACTTCGAATGTGTGGGGAAAACCCAACTTCGAGGCGTGTTCCTTGAGAGGCTCTACAGTTTCTCAGTCGACCAAGGGTTCGTGCAGTCTGGCTCCAGAAATGGAGCCATTCCGCTACGCGGCCTTGTTCGTCCTGATAATCCTGTGGCCTTACGAGGACACGGTTCGTCGTTGTCTTTGTCCCCACACCTGAAGATGCTTTACTCGGTCGACTCGATCTGGGGCAGCCACCCGAAGGGACTCCCAAATCTGCTTGCTTTCTTACGAAAACACGCGTATTTGCGATTCTTCTCTGCGCGGCTCGGACTGCTCGACGGGTTGCGCCTGTGTGAAGGCGGATCAGGTCTACCTCTTCCAGGCGCGTTACCGCATGCACAATTGTGCTTGCGTTACCGCGCCGCCCTTGGCGCGAGCCAAGGGCTCTCGCTCCCATCTCTCCTCAGAGGATCTGTTGATTCTCTTTGGGAAATGGTGAGCGGGATGGTAGAGATGGACCTGTCCGATTTCTTCGCAGGCGCGACTTTCGTCGAGCAGGAGGAGTCTCTCGACCCCCCACTCCCCGTCGAGCAGGCGGAGTACGTCTTGGTGGGCACCCGTGAAGAACTCGTCGATGCTGCGTGCGCAAGCACGTATGCTGACTTTGTTCTTCAAATGGGTTGCCCGCCTCGGGTACCCCGCTTGCGCGAGAAGATGATTAGACGCG